CAATTCCAGAGAAAATCCAGAAGTCACCTTTGACCGGGCAGGACCGCTGGGCGCATCGTCTCCGCAGGCTCAGGCCGTCGCCTATGACATGCGGGGCCGGGAAGGCGGGGCGCAGTTTGAAGGACCGCACGAGACGGCCAATATCAGGGCGGCGGATGGAGGGTCGAGCCGGAGCTATGTGGCGCAGGAATGGGCAGTGCGCCGACTCTCAACAGTGGAATGCGAGCGGCTTCAGGGATTTCCGGACGGTTATACTGATGTCCGCCCCAACGCCAAGAAAGGCACGCCGGACGGGCCTCGATACAAGGCGCTGGGCAACTCGATGGCGGTCAATGTCATGAGGGCAGTTGGAATGCGGATTGAAATAGTGGATAAGGCACTGCAATCAATCGGTCGTTAATTTCAGCCTGATTTGGACCTCAATTGCTTCACGATCCCAAAGTCATAAGCCTGATGCGCGATCCAATGTGGAGGCTGGAGAACCTTTACTGGATCAAGGACAAAGATGGCAACGCCATCAGGTTCAGGCTTTGGCCAGAGCAGCGCAAGTTTCTGAACAATATGTGGTATCGCAACATCATCCCGAAGGCCCGGCAACGCGGGTTTTCGACAGTGGTGCAGATATTCTTTCTCGACTGTTGCCTGTTTCAAAGCGACATCAACGCGGCCGTCATCGCTCAAGACGAGCGCATCGCCCTCAAAATCTTTGAAGACAAGATCATCTTCGCCTGGAACCGGCTGCCGGACGTCATCAAAGAAGCCAATCCGCTCACGACTGACTCCAAGCACGAACTAAAATGGGCCAATGGTTCGGCCATGTGGGTGTCCGTGTCGCCGACCGGCACGACACTGCAATATCTGCACGTCTCCGAGTATGGCAAGATTGCCGCCAAGTTCCCGGAGCGCGCCAAGCAAATCCAGATCGGCGCGCTGCAGACAGTCGGCCCAAATGGCATGATCGTCATTGAATCCACCGTGGAAAGCCCGGAAGACGATTTCTCGGCCATGGTCAAGATCGCCAAGATGGACGCGGAAGCGGGTAACGAGCTTTCCAAGATGCAGTATCGGCTGCATTTCGCCTCATGGTGGGACGCAGACGAATATGAGGAAAATCCTGACCTCATTCCCGTGTCACCAAAGGACCATGCCTATTTCGACAAGATCGAGGCAATCATCAAGCGCCCGATCGACCCCCGCAAGCGCGCCTGGTATGTCGCCAAGCGCAAAGCCGATTTTGCGGACGAAGATTCAAAGATGTGGACGCAATATCCGTCCACCCTCGAAGAAGCGTTTCAGGTGTCCTCCGAGGGGCATTGGCTTTCCAAGCAAATGTCGGCCGCCAGGGCGCAGAAGCGCATCGGCGACTTCCCCTACGATCCAAGCGTGCCGGTCGACACCTATTGGGACATTGGCGTTGACGATGACATGGCAATCTGGTTCGGCCAGAGCATCGGGCCATGGACGCACTGGATCGACTTTCTCGAAGGATCGGGCGAGGCTTACGCCTATTTCGTGCGGGAGATGAATTCCAAGGGCTACACGCTGGGCGGCTGCTATGTTCCGCACGACGCCGGACACCGCCGGCCGGGAGCTGAAATCCTGAAAACATCAGTCGATATGCTCGAAGAGCTCAAGGTGCGCAACATTATCCTTGTGCCTCGCATTCCAGAGCTCATCACTGGCATTGACCAAATGCGGGACGCCTTCGCCTTCTATCGGTTTGACGAAACCAAATGCAAGGAGGGTATCAAACATCTCGACCAGTATTCGAAGTCATGGAACCAGGGCATGGGCCATTGGGTGGACACGCCGCTCAAGAACGGCCACCAGCACGCCGCCGACGCCTTGCGCCAGCACGGCCAGATGCGGCATAATATGAGAGATTCAGGCCAAACCGGCAGGCCCCAACGCCGGCACAAGTCAGGAAGGACAGCATAATGAGCAGATCAGGATATTGCGACGATGGCGATGGAGGCCAATGGCAGTTTATTCGTTGGCGCGGCATGGTTGCCAGCGCCGCGCGCGGCAAGCGCGGGCAAGCGTTTTTCAAGGACATGCTGGCCGCTCTCGACGAAATGCCCATCAAGCGGCTCATTGCGGAGGAGTTGGTTCATGAGGGAGAAGTGTGTGCGCTCGGAGCACTGGCGCAACGGCGAGGCATTGATGTCACCGACATAGACCCTGAAAATTCTCTCGTAGTGGCGGGAGCTTTCAACATTGCGGAGCCCTTAGCTCAAGAGACAGTCTTCATGAACGATGAAGCCGGAAGCTACAAAGAAACCCCGGAGGATCGGTTCGCGCGAGTTCGCGCATGGGTGGCTCGTCAGATCAAAGACGCTCCCACAACGACAGGAGCGGCAGCATGACACCAAAAGAAGCTTATGAAGCCCGCAAGGCAGAGCGCAAGTCGCGTCCCCATGACAAAGATCATGAGGTCAAGGAATCAGAAATGGTTGACCTGTTCGACCGCATGGCGACGGCGTTTGAACGCATAGCGGAAGCATTGGAGAAGCGGCCATGACAACTATTGCTTACAAGCACGGGATATTGGTCGCCGACAGAATGGTGACCCAGGCCGGGATGAAAAGCGGCAATGTCTGTAAAATAACCTCACGCGCCAACGACCAACACGCACGCGCAGGCGGATGTGCTGGCACTTTGACCGATATGACGAAGTTCAGCACGTTCATCGAAAACAACAACTTTGACAAATTCAGACAGCAATTCATCCATCAGCCGGAGGCCAGCCCCGACCGCGCCAATGGAGATTGTCCAAACGGCTTTATTGTCGTGCGGCAGCCCGACCGCCAAGATCTCATATTTGTCTGGGACGGAGACGACGTGATCGCGCCAATGTGCCCGGACTTTGATTTTATCGCCGTCGGCACCGGCGCGCGCTTTGCCATGGGAGCCATGGCACATGGCGCTTCGGCAGAGGAAGCAGTCAAAATAGCGGCTATGCTCGACACCCTTACCGGAGACGAGAGGGACGTGATTGAAATTAAACGGCGGGCAGCGCCGGACGCCGCTGAACCAAAAGCCGGGCCCATGACGGACGATAAGGCATTTGGAGAAGTTGAAGCCGAGACGTTTGCGTCCGAGCGACACGAAACCGCTGCTGACTTAAAATCAGAAAACAAAGCTTTGGACAAATGGATGAGCAACCATGACTGATTTCCAAACACACCTGACACGCCAAATAGTATTCAGTAAAACCACATTCGGACCCGGTGCGCGCACAAAGGGCGTCATTGACCATATACGCAAGGAACTGATCGAGGTCGAAGAAAGTGGCGGCTCAGCTAACGAATGGGTCGATGTTGTGATTTTGGCGCTGGATGGGCTGACAAGGCAGATTTGGCACGGAACACCTATGCCTATATCGGCTGAAAAGGCCGCCAGCATCGCAGTCGACATGATCTTGTTCAAACAACACAAAAACGAACGCCGCGACTGGCCTGATTGGCGCACGCAATCACAAGACGCCGCAATTGAGCATGTGCAGGGCAAACATGACTGAAACCAAACTTGACCTCGCCCAACGCCACTTCACAAAGGTGAAAAACGGGCTGGCTTTCATCGGCACGTGGATCACCATGCCTTATCCGGAAGGCGTCAAACCGTGCCTGGTCATCATCCGCAACGGCGAGGAAAAGCATGAGGCGACAATGCCTTGTGTCATCACGTCAGACAAGGCACATGTCTGGTCTATCACCGGCATGGGCGACCCGCGAGAGGCGGCGCGGCAAGCGTCAACATTCTGCGAAGCGCTGCGGATCAACACCGATTTGAAATCTGTCATCCAATTGCATATGATGATAGATGATTTGCTTGGCGATTTGCTTCACATTCCCCCATTTCCGCCAAAACGAGACGCGCCTGTCATTGCCGAGGTCACCATGACCAACCAACAGACGGGTGAGGTCAAAGAAGTGGAGCTGAAGGATGCTTGATCTTTCCGACAAGAACGGCAGTGTCAGGGTTAACCGCGGCGAGCTGAATAATGGCCGCGCGCCGGTTGAACAAGCCGCCCCGCCTGCCAATGACGATCTTGACTCGGAAGAAATGGAGCAAGTTCACGCCCGATGCCTTGATTATTACCTGCAGGAGCGCGACAAGCAGGAACTCAACCGGATCGACATGCAGCTCGACGAGGCTTTCAAGGACAATGACCAGTGGAGCGACGAAGACAAGGCCATCCTTGAAGAGCGCGGTCAAATGCCTCTGGTCTACAACGTCATTGCAGTGGTGGTCGATTGGCTTTGCGGAACCGAGAAACGCGGCCGCACCGACTGGAAGGTGCTGCCCAGGCGCAAAGAAGACGGCAAGCCAGCGCAGCGCAAGACCGAGCTTCTCAAATACCTGTCCGATGTCAACCGGATCGAGTTCAACGTCAGCCGCGCATTTCAGGACGCCGTGACGGTCGGCATTGGCTGGCTCGAAGATGGCTGGGGATCCGACGCCGAAAACGAGCCGATCTACAATCGCTATGAGTCTTGGCGCAACGTCTTGTGGGACAGCAACGCGATCGAGCTCGACCTTTCTGACGCGCGCTATCTGTGTCGCTCAAAATGGGTTGATCTCGACGTTGCCCAATCCATCTTTCCAAAGCGCGCCGCGCTGCTTGAAGAAAGCTGCAACTCCGAAGATGGCATTCTGGACTTTGACCTGTACGGCGACAGCCCCATGGATGAGAAGGAAGAGGAAACCGGCACTATCCTTGGGCGCGGACGCGGCGGGCATGACATGCTCAACGGCTATCAGCGAAAGCGCGTCCGGCTCATCGAGTGCTGGTACCGCGCGCCCGTCGCCGCGCCCAAAATGGCTGGCGGCATGTTTTCAGGCGAATATTTCGACGAATATTCCCCAGGTCACCGGGCCAGCATCGAAAACGGCGAGGCGCAAACGTCCGAAACCCCCGGCATGCGCACGCACTGCGCCATTTTCACGGTCAAAGGCATGCTTTGGCACGGGCCTTCGCCGTACCGGCACAACAGATTCCCGCTGACCCCGGTTTGGGGATACCGCAAGGGAGCCAATGGCTTGCCTTATGGCGCGATCCGGCGGCTGCGCAGCATTCAGGAAGACATCAACAAGCGCGCTTCAAAAGCACTTTGGATATTGTCATCCAACAAGACCATCATGGACGAGGGCGCGCTTGGCAATGACATGAGCTACGAGGAATATCTGGAAGAAAATGCCCGGCCCGACAGCCTGATTGTTGTCAAGCCCGGCAAGCGCCTCGACCAGAACGTCGACCGCGAACTTTCGCAGTATCAGCTCGAAGTCATGTCGCGCGACATTTCGCTGATCCAATCCCTGTCCGGCATCACCGACGAAAACCTCGGACGACGCACCAATGCCTCATCCGGAATAGCGATCCAGTCGCGGCAGGACCAAGGCGCGCTGGCGTCAATGATCTTTTTCGACAATCTCCATTTTGCCAAACAAGTATGCGGCGAGAAGCGGCTTTCGCTGATCGAACAGTTCATGACGGAGCAAAAGCAGTTCCGCATCACTAATCAACGAGGCGCGCCTGCCTATATCGACATCAACGATGGACTGCCGGACAATGACATCACCCTGTCAAAAGCCGACTTCATCATGTCGGATGCTGATTTCCATGCCACCATGCGCCAGCAAACCGCCGCCATGCTGATGGATTTGACCAAGACCATGCCGCCGGAAATGCAGACGCTGCTGCTCGACCTGGTGGTTGACGAGCTGGACCTGAA